GAGCCGCTTGAATATTCATCGGGTTGTAGTTCATTGCAGCCGCTTGACCTGCAGCAGCTTGACCGACAGACTTCATAATTGTTTGAGCAGCACTGCCTGCCCCATCTACTACAGGGTTGCCAAACTGTTGTACAGCTTGAGGCGTGTTAGCCTGAACCATAGTAGGATTTACGGCGCTATTAATATTTTCTTGATTTGGATTTGGCAAACCGCCAGAACGCCGTTGAGCTATCATACCTTGCGGCTGCATACCTTGCCCTTGGCTAAGCAAACCGCTTAAACCCTGCCCCATTTGAGGCCTGTTAGCCTGACCCATAGTAGGTGTTTGGTTTCGTCTATTCAGTGCAGCTTGTACGCCGCCAGTTGCGCCTGCCATAACCTACTCCTAGTAACGTCGGCCTTGATCCCTGAAATACTTGTACTCTTCGTATTCTGGGTCATAAGCAGGATTTTGAGAATTATTTCTTACGGCTTGAGCGTCTTGAGCGGTGCCGTAAGGGTCAATAAACTGCTGATCAATAAGAGCAGCCTGACCAGGACGACGCGCAGCAAGCTCTGCTACAGCTTGATCGTACAAACCCCCAGATGACAGGCCTTGTATGCCTCCCTCATAAGTAGTCGCCTGCGGCAGTGATGCGGCAACGTCCACTTCAGGACCTAGGCCAAAAGTTGAGGCGAAGTCATTAGTTGCTTGCATATTAGCTACTTGAGTTGGGTTAAATGCCGCAACGTCTGGGCCGTAGTAGGGCGTGTAGCCAATCTGGCTTACTTCCTTACCTTGCTGAAGGTTTGCCCTAGCCGCATCTTCCATCCATTCTGGGATATCGACTTTGCTTGTAGTTGAACCGCCTTTGCCACCGCTCATATCAAATTTCCTTACTTAGTGTCAGTAGTGTAGGCGACCACCCAAACGGTGCTAGCGCCTTCTTCCATCCCGGTCTGCCCGAGAGTGTCAGTGCGGTGCAGTTTTGTGACTTGGCCCACGCTGTGACGTCCTCGTGCATGTCTGTTATCTGGTCTAGCTCCCCGCCTGCGAGGAATATATGTAGAACGCGCTTCCTTGGGAATATCGCTATCTCCGTAACAATACAGCCGCGCTCTGCAGGCCAGAGCTGCATTTTCCCCTCAAGTATACCATCAAATACGTCCTGTAGGTCGTGAGTGCCACCGCCATAGGCTAGTGCGTCCTCGATCCACTTAGAGCATCTAAAAAACTCGTCAACCATGCAGCCTCGTTATAGCTAAAGTTACGGAAGGGGTGCTCGGTGCAAATGCCGTAGCGGGCTGAACCGCAAGAGATCCGCTTGTGCTACTTACAGCCCAGTACACCTCTAGATAGTCGCTAGCAGTAATATCAAAGTTTGACGTGCGAGACACCACAGTAGTCGCATTGTTCTGGTGAAGACTGGTTTTGATAGAGTAGCTGCCGTCAATTACTACACCGTTAATCACAGGCCAGAACCAAAAATCAACAGTGCTGCTTGAGGTAGATGCTATCTGTGCGCTGAATGATAACGAATAATGACCACCCTCCTCAAACACGATTCTAGAGGCAGGCGTTCCCTGGCTAATACCATGATTGCCTACAGGCGTATTAAACGTGATTGGATAGGCAGTATTAGCAGCAGCAGCGGTGACGCTAGTCGTTTTGACAAAGTTGGCCTCACCATCCGATAAGACTATCTGTCTCCAAACTCCGTTTTTTGAAACAGTAGGCCACTGGTAGGTCGTGTCCCACATGATCAGGCCGTCCTCAGTAGCCCGCTCGTCGCTTATCTTGTAACCGAGCAAGTTTCGAGTTCTTCTCAGGTGTTGCAGCAGGCGATTAGCCCACGTCTGCCAAGCGCCACCAGAGGGCTGTGGGAGCTGTTCACTCAACGCCTACCTCCCGCCACTATATCTAAGCGATTGATGCCTACACGCCAATCTGAGAGCCTCTCACCCTCTACACGGATGCGTAGCTGCCTTCCAGTGAATCGCAGGCTAGTAGGAGCAGACATAGGGTAAGGACCGTACTCTCGCTCTACGTCATTGGGGTAGAACCTAGTCTTAAAGGTAGCCGTAACATCACCGGCTGTGCGCTCGTCTGGGATCATCTCGACCACAGAGGCTATCTGATCACCTGTGCCAATCATGATAGGGCCGCTCTCAGCGAAAGGTGACAAGCTGCCGTAGGATAATCCAACCTCGTGCTCGTAGATCTTGTTGTCGTCAGCGTCTGCCCATATTGGGTGACGGAATGCGCCGTGATCCACTCCAGAGGTTCTAGCTAGGGACCCGATTGACCAGGTCTGCTCTACAAAGTTGTAGACCACATAGCGGTCACACTCGTTCGATGCACCAGACGGATAGAACCACCAGATCTCACCGTAGCGAGAGTTCGTCACTGCGAATGCCTTAGACTGCTGCGAGACGTTAATATCTGAGAAAACGTAGTCAGAGACGTCAGACTGCACCTTGGATACTGATCCACCGGCGTAGCTAAAGAAGGCTCTGCGACCCATCCACATAGCACCCAGGTCAGTTGTAGCGACTGCCTTCTGAGAGATTATCCCGCAAGAGGTCCCAACGCGCTCTATGCCGTAGACGTAAGGAGGCCCCTGGTAGCTTGCGACGTGTGCATCGATGTTAGTCAGGATTAGTGACTGACCACGAACTCGAGTTCCGCACATGATCTCACCGGCAGTCTGTAGCTCTAGGTCACCCGCCTCGTTGGTAGCAGATGGCGTCCAGGTAGTATTGTCTTCCTTGTCGGACCATTGCACCAAGCGAGGATTGCCACCGGCACCTAAGCAGAATAGGAACCGCTCCTCAGAGACCATTAGTGCGATGTTGCCTGTGGGTGCGTTAGCCACTACCGCAGCAGGTGTTCCAGAGTTTAGCTGCCACTCGTAGACCTTACCGTCATCCCTAGTGCAGCCGACGAGGTACTCGCCCCAGTTGTCTAGCGACCAGGTAGTAGCAGGAAGAATAGTTTGATTGTCTAGGCGCTCTGTGCCGTAGGTCTCGTAGCCGTAGCTAGCTGCACCGTAGCCAGTAAAAGCAGACGCAGTCTCCCTGCCCGCAGTAAACCCGGCAGGCGTGATGTCGTAACGCACACCGCTCTGATTCCAGGCGTAGAGAGAGCTGTACGACCCACCGGCAATGTAACGGCTGTTAGAGTTATCCTTCCACGTCAACATGCCACGGATAGCGTTATCCGCAGCGTTGTCGCTCTTTAGACGCCATCCACCCACAGGTCGCATGGTTCCGTCAATCCACCGAATCAGGTTAGCATCACGCCACCTGTTCGATGATTGAAGGTCCGTGCCATTGCGGTAGATGCCCGCCGGTATGTCCAGGGGAGTCAACGGCATGGTGTGCTCCTTAAGGTGCTACCGGCCAGTCAGAGTCTTCCAGGTTCGGGAAGTTTGCGTGGGCTGTAATGTCCCGCAGAGCTTGTCGGTAAGTAGCCATCTCAGCCGCCATCGCAACATCAGTAAGGGCTGTCCAATCAGTCTCAGCAAGTTTAGCATCTCTGGTAGCTCTAACACCCGCCGCCGCCGTTGCATCAAGTTGTGCTTGATAAGCCGCCTCATGCTCAGCCTTAGTAGTAGTAACGCCGTCCTCATCTGTCGTGTCAGCAAACATATCCACTACTGCCCACGCTTGTACCCAGTTGCCGTTAGCGTCCTGTGTAGCACCGTTACGAATAGCCTGTGTGTAGCCTGTCACTTCGGGCTTAGGAGCTGCCAGTACAGGGTCTATGCCAAGAGCTGAGCAGACGTTAGCGTCCCACACTCGTGGCAGTGATGTGTTGCTGTGCATTCTTCTGACTTCGCCTTGAGTTTTGACTTCGCCAGTTGATTGAATACGATATTCCATTGCTGTGTCCTTATGCTATTGCTAAGAAGATGTAAGTGCCGCCACTGGCGTTAAGCGCAGCAGGAGCAGATGATGTTACTGTAAAGCCACTTGATAAAGGGTCTATATAGTCTGTATTAGTTACCGAGCCGCCTGCAAATATAACGTATGGATCATTACCTGTTACAATCCCTCTTGCGCTATCCCAGACGTACCAATCGCCATCGCCGTTAGACCTTTTTATAAGCACAAATCTAGCTCCTGCACTAAAACCACAGTCTACATCTACATTAGACCCTGTGCCGCTATAGGAGCCTACTTTTGTAACACCATCTAGTGTTGCCCATAACCATGCGACATAGTTATGTGAGGCTGAATTAACGGCTGCGGAGTTGCTTACAGTAAAGGTAGCTGCACTTGGAGTGGTACTATTCCAGAAACCACCGTAGCCGCTACCATCTCCACTAACTAAAAGACTTGCAGCGTTGCCAGTAGTTTTATGATAAACCCAGTGAGCCTCATTGCTTGTGCTGTGCGCTTTTACAAACATCATTTCTGGGACAGCTTGCAAGTTGTGCGTAACTGCGCGTCCCGCAGTCGCATTACCTGTATAAGTTACTATATCAAATGCTTTGGCTGCCCTTTTAAAAGCATAGCTGAGGTGGCTTCTATTTCCTGCATTTGAGTTATAGTAATACATCTCTCCGCTGTACTGAACATCTACGCCTTCTTGAAAATCAAACCCGCCATTATTAGCACTGTCTCCGGCGGGAGACGCAGAATAACTTTTTGTAAGTAACGCCTGTCCTTGTCCTCTGATCCTATCAAATATATGAAATCCATAAGAGCTATTAGGAGATGTTTTTTGATGCCAGAACTGGTCTACTGGAAACCCAGAACCACCATTAGACCCTCCATTAATAATAGTCCTGTTTGATGCTGTACCAGAGCCAGACGTAAGACCTGTATCTGAATAAGCATAAGGACTAAAAATTTCAGTCCCAGACTCAGGAGTTTTCATTGGCCTGCGGATGGCTATGTAGACGTGTGCTGCGTTACTTTGATTAGTAACAACACTACCATCAATACACTTAAAACCAGTTGCTGTAGGAGTAATTCCTTTCCCGGCAATAACACTAGACTCTACGTTAACAATGTTTGGGTAAAGACTTGCCATATCGTCTATGCCAAAACTTCTCATAGTATCTGCAATAACCCAGTTACCACCAGTTGCGTTTCTAACCATTAAGAATTGTGGCTCAAACCCACAATCAACAGACGGCCCATCAGCATTTTGATTGCCAGTATAACTCCCGCACTTAATAATATTCTCATTGCCATCGTCTCCAAAGCCACCTGCGTCTGAGGCGAATAGGTAGGCTATGAATGTGCCGCCAGAGGCATTAAAATTGCCGCCACCTGTAGTAGTAAACGTGGAGTCTGTTGCTGCCCATAGCGTACTTCCCAGATAGCTAACCGCGTCATCATTGTTTAAGTAAAGAATCAAGTCTTCGCCTGATCTTACAGTGTCTGTTGCGTCTTTGTGGTACACACTCCACGGAGAACTTGAATCTTTTCTTTTGACAATAATTACTGCGGGAGTAGAGCCTAAATTATGACTATGAGTTGTAGTAGAGCCGTCACCTGTCCAAGTCACAACATCAAAAAACTTCTCAGCTTTGCGGAATGACCATGAAACAATACCTTCGTTGTTTTGGTTTTCAGAGCCTCCGTAGTCTTTGCCTGTAAAGAAACCAGTAGATGTCGGCCGCCACGGTGTACTAGTGTTTGTGTAAGATTCGGCTGTAGTGTTGCTAGATAAAAAGTTACCGTTTCCTCTTTCAGTGTCATAAAGACAATGTGACCTGCCACCGTCTCTGCTTTTCATCCAAACCATACCGCCTTCGCCATCAAGGTCAAGGCCGTTAACTATTTCCTGCTCTGTACTGCCATTTGAGTCATTACCCTCATACAAATAAGTCGAGAAGACATCCTCAACGTACAGAGGGTCACCACCTGCATTACCTGCTGCTGCTGTTAGAGCTTTAGTTAATTTGCTCATGCGTTACTCCTAAACGTAGCTGCCAGTGTAAGCACCGTAGAGGACGGAGGAGACTTTCCAGAACACCAGTGTGTCCTTAGCGGTCAGCGTAGGAGCGACATTGCCGCCAGAGGTTACCCAAGTCATTGTAGGCCACGTTACTGTGTAACTAGCACCTGCTTCGAGCTGTAGGACGATTGCGTCACCAGAGCTTAGGGAGTCTGTGAAGGTCGTGTTAGCTGAGAGAGTCTTGGTCTGTACTGCGCCGTTGGTAGCGTCAAAGGCTACACCTGACAGAGCGTATACAGTGTCTCGGATGGTTTTGTTGGTAAAGGTGTCAGTGCTAGTCGCTGTGACCAGGGCTGTGACTCCGTCTAACAGGTTAAGCTCTGTGGCAGTTGAGGTAACACCATCAAGAATGTTCAGCTCTGCCGTAGTGACGGTAGCACCGTCTAGAATGTTCAGCTCAGCAGCCGTAGAGGTTACCGCAGTACCGGCAATCTTAAGCGTAGACAGGTTAGGCGCAATCGCCGTAGTGCCATCTAGCAGATCATCTAGCAAGTCTAGGTCAGTATTGAGCTTAGTGCCCCAGGTGTCGTCAGATGCACCGACCTCGGGTTTAGTTAAGCCATAGGTTGTGGTGGTTGTATCAGCCATCGTTAGTCACCTCGGTAATCAGATTCCGTCCAAGTTTCGGACGCATTAATTTGCTCTATCCATTTGTACCTAGCGAACGTGCCGACTTCTGACCCGGCGTTATCACTAGCAGAGAATTTTCTAATTCTAACATAGTTTATTGCTACTGAAGACGTAGAGGCTCCTGCTGCTGCCCCAACAATAGCTAGGAATGCCTGAGCCGTGCCTGTTGCAGTGCTCGTGTCTGCTATATCACCTAGCCTTACTCGGACGCCTACCATTGATGTGCTAGAGGTAGACGAGTCTGCTACTACTGCATTCTTGATGCGCTCGTAGTCAGCCTGTGTAACGCTTGAGGTCACAGAGACAGCAGATGCACCCTCCCAGATCTCAGGGTAGCCGTATCGAGCCTCACTGTACGGTCCAGTGCCATAGCCTAGACGACGCTTTACTAGCCTAGGGTTACTTGCCCCAGAGGTCACGCTGACCGACACGGTTGCTAACCTAGTGTATGCACCAGACACGGTAACAGAGGCCGCCGAGCTGTCTGCTACGGATGCCTCATATACCTGCGGATAGCCATACCTTGCTACGTTGTATGGACCAGTGCCGTAACCGGCTCTCAGCGCCATTAGTCTAGCGTGATGTCCAGATCACCAGTAGGGATACGGAAGACGTCCCCTGTGGCAATAGCCTTGGCAGTCGTCAGGACCGCATGGACTAGCATAGTGCCGCCGCTAGAGGCAGTGAATACGCCAATGTGGCTCACCGTGCCCCAATCCGCAGTAGCAGCAGGAAACTCTACCGCGCCGCTGTTGCTAGCCGTGTCACCTGTTACGGTGAACGTGGCCGCTGTGCGAGCGTATGAGCCGCCTGTGACCTCTGTACCGGCAGCGCCAGTGTCAGTAGGGTTAGATGTAAAGAGGCCGATATACCACGCTGTAGGGCGTGTGACTGAACCTGCTGTTAGTCCCCAGTTGAGGACGTCTGTCTCGAACGAGTTAGTAAAGCTCATCTAATAGCTCCTGATCTTTAATCGTAAACCAGAGCCGCCAGACTTGGCTTTATCGCTCTGCAAATTAGTTCCTGCTACAGCACCAGAGTATAACACACTCCAGACCTGCATTCGGGCGTCGTCCTTCAAGTATGGGGCAGACTGAGTCAGCGATCCGTACAGGTAGGCATCCGGTGACATCTCTAGCAGCCAGTTGGAGGCGTTAGAGTCTGATAGCTGTTCTAGCTCTGCGTAGTACAGTAGCTCGCCGCTATAGGTAGTATCGGGCGTAGGATAGACCTCTATAGCCTCACCTGACACAGCGTAGTAGCGTGGCTTGCCCTGAGCGTCGTTAGTGTCCATGCGGTATTGCAGCATGTCGTCTAGCGATAGCAGCTCTAGCCTTGATGATTTGCCGTCGTCTAGGTGGAAGCGAACAGGCTCGAGGAAGTCTGCCGGTAGCTGCGAGTACCTGGTGTCTATCTGACCCTCGGACCGCTTCTGCATCTTGTAGTGACGCACCTCACGCTCCATCTGAGCCTCTGCCAGAGAGATGAACGTAGGGATGATCGCCGTTAGATCGTCCCGGTTGAGGAAGTCAGCTATTGTAGACTTCAGCTCTGTGTATGTTGTGATTGCCATGGTTGTGTCCTGTTTACATCATCACGTCGAATATAGACTGCGGATTGTACACCTTAGTCTTGGGCGTAGATGACAGATCAAGAAGGCCTCTGATTGCGTCCCTGGCAAAAGATGGCATCGCCATTTCTCTCTCTCCAGTTTCAATGTTGCGACGATATGGCAGTAGGTCGCCGTATTCGTAGCCCTGCTGTGGTTGCGGGTCCATGCCGAGTGTCTGCATCTTCTGGTCTACTACAGCGTTATGTCTTGCCACCGCTTCATCCCGCAAGTAATCCATAGGGTCACCGGCACCTTGGCTGTCTGCTGCGACCATTGCAGCCATGACCCCGGCCTCTGGTCGGCTTGGCAGTATCTCGCCAGTTTTGTCGTAATGATTTACTCTATTGATCCACTTATCGTCTGCTATTTGAAACAGCTTCGGGTCCATCATAAGCGATCCTAGCTGACCACTTTCCC